ATGGCGCCAGAGGCGGGCGGGACGGAACCGGAGCGGGCGACGAGCGTTCGGGGCTGTCGCTCGATCTCGACGCCGCGCGAAGCGAGGTGTGCCGCCGTCTGGCTCGCCTCCGGACCGCCGGAGCGTGAGCGTGCCTTTCTCGAGGGGCTGGGCGACGCCGCGGTAACGGCGCTCCCCTGGCTCTTCGAGGTCTGGGCCCTGCCGCACCAGTTGCCTCCCGCCGGTGACTGGCGCACCTGGGTGGTGCTGGGGGGGCGCGGCGCCGGCAAGACCCGCGCGGGCGCCGAATGGGTGCGCCGGATGGTCGAGGGCGGCACGCCCGAGGCGCCGGGTGCGGCGCGCCGGGTGGCGCTGGTGGGCGAGACGCTCGACCAGGCGCGCGACGTGATGGTGTTCGGCGAGAGCGGAATCGTCGCCTGCACGCCGCCGGATCGGCGCCCGCGCTGGCATGCGACGCGGCGACGGCTGGAATGGCCCAACGGCGCGCAGGCGCAGATCTTTTCGGCGCGCGACGCCGAAAGCCTGCGCGGCCCGCAGTTCGACGCTGCCTGGGCCGACGAGCTGGCCAAGTGGCCGCGGCCGGAAGCAGCATGGGACATGCTGCAGTTCGCGTTGCGCCTCGGCACGGACCCGCGGGCCTGCGTGACGACGACGCCGCGCAACGTGGCGGCGCTGAAACGGCTGGTGCACCTGCCCTCGACGGCGGTGACCCATGCCCCGACCGAGGCGAACCGGGCGCATCTGGCAGAGTCGTTCCTCGAGGAGGTTCGGGCGCGCTACGGCGGCACGCGGCTCGGCCGGCAGGAGCTCGACGGAGAATTGCTCGACGAGGCCGAGGGGGCGCTGTGGTCGCTCGCCACGCTCGAGGCAGCCTCGGTGCGCGAAGCGCCCGAGCTCGACCGGATCGTGGTCGCCGTCGATCCCCCGGCGACCGGCAGGACGGCGTCGGACCTGTGCGGCATCGTCGTGGCGGGCGTGAAGATGGAGGGACCGCCGCGCGACTGGGTGGGCTGGGTGCTGGAGGATCTGAGCCTCGCCGGCGCGTCGCCCTCGGCCTGGGCGCATCGTGCCGTGGCGGCGATGGATCGCTGGGGCGCCGACCGGCTGGTGGCGGAGGTCAATCAGGGGGGCGACATGGTCAAGCAGGTGCTCGACCAGTTCGATCCGACGCTGCCCTACCGCGCGGTTCACGCCACGCGGTCGAAGGCGATGCGGGCCGAGCCGGTCGCTGCGCTCTACGAGCAGGGGCGGGTGAAGCACCTGCCGGGGCTGGGCGAGCTGGAGGACCAGATGTGCCGGATGACCCTGCAGGGCTACGAGGGCACAGGCAGCCCCGACCGGCTGGACGCGCTCGTCTGGGCGCTGACGGAACTGATGATCCTGCCCGTGCGGCGGATGCGCGATCCCGGCATCCGGTCGCTCGAGCGGTGAACGGCGACTGACCGACACTCGAGGCGAAGGCAGAGCGGAGCGCGGCCCGAGGGCACGCCTCCGCCCCTTCCGGCCCGCCCCCTGCCGAGCCCGGCAGGGGGCCGGGTGGCGTGCGCCTCGCGGGGACCGCGGCCGGAAGGCCGGCGACGAAGGAGAGAGCGGATGGGATGGAGCTTGCCTTGGCGCCGCGCGGCGCCGCACGGGGACAAGAAGCAGCCGGGTGCCCCGGAGGCCGGCGCGGCGCCGCCGGTGCCGGTGCGGGCGGTGCCCTACCGTGGCCGCAAGGCCTCGGCGACGGGGGCGGTCGCGGCGGCGGCAGCGGGTGCGGGGCGGCCGGTCTGGTCGGCGCGCGACGTGGCGACGCTGACGCGCGCCGGCTTCGTTGGCAATCCTGTGGGCTTTCGCGCGGTGAAGCTGGTGGCCGAGGCGGCGGCGGCGCTGCCGCTCGTCTGCCAGGACAGGACGGCGCGCTACGAGACGCACCCGGTGCTCGACCTGATCCGGCGGCCCAATGCCGGGCAGGGGCGCGCGGAACTGCTCGAGGCCCTGTTCGCTCAGCTCCTCCTGACCGGCGACGGCTATGTCGAGGCCGTCGGCGGCGCAGGGCTGCCGGTCGAGCTGCATGTCCTGCGCTCGGACCGGATGACCGTGGTGCCGGGGGCCGATGGCTGGCCCGTGGCCTACGATTACACCGTAGGCGCAAGGACTCACCGTTTTGCCATGACGGGCGAGGTGCCGCCGATCTGCCACCTGCGCAGCTTTCACCCGCAGGACGACCATTACGGGCTCTCGCCCCTGCGCGCCGCGGCGCAGGCGGTCGACGTTCACAACGCCGCCTCGCGCTGGTCGAAGGCGCTGCTCGACAACGCCGCCCGGCCCTCGGGTGCGATCGTCTACAGCGGCGAGGACGGGGCGGGCACGCTGACGCCCGAGCAATACGACCGGCTTCTCGCAGAGATGGAGCAGCACCATCAGGGCGCGCGCAATGCCGGGCGGCCGATGCTGCTGGAGGGCGGGCTCGACTGGAAGCCGATGGGCTTCTCGCCGTCGGACATGGAGTTTCAGAAGACCAAGGAGGCGGCGGCGCGGGAGATCGCCACCGCCTTCGGCGTGCCGCCGATGCTGCTCGGCATTCCCGGCGACGCGACTTACGCCAACTATCAGGAGGCCAATCGCGCCTTCTATCGCCTGACCGTTCTGCCGCTGGCGTCTCGCGCGATGGCGGCTCTTTCGGCCTGGCTTGGGCGTTTCGTTCCCGACCAGGCGGTGGAGCTCAAGCCGGACCTCGACCTGGTGCCCGCGCTCGGTTCGGAACGCGAGGCGATGTGGCGGCGGATCGGCGAGGCCGACTTTCTGACGGACGCGGAGAAGCGGGCGCTGTTGGGGCTGCCGGCTCAGATGGAAGGGGACGCATCATGACGACCGCGAATGGCCCGGGCGAGACCGGGCTGGAGGTGAAATACTGCCAGACGAAGGCAGGACTGTCGCTCGTCGACGGCATGAAGGTGGAAGGCTACGCCTCGCTCTTCGGTCATCCCGACCGGAGCGGCGACGTCGTCCAGCCCGGCGCCTATGCCGCCTCGCTTGCGCAGCTCAAGGGCGAGGGGCGGAAGGTGAAGATGCTCTGGCAGCACGACCCGGCCCAGCCCATCGGCGTCTGGGACGAGGTGCGGGAGGACCGGCGCGGCCTGTTCGTGCGCGGACGGCTCCTGCGCGATGTGGCGCGGGGCCGCGAGGCGGCTGCGCTGGTCGAGGCGGGCGCGATCGACGGGCTGTCGATCGGCTACCGCACGAAGCGGGCGGAGCGGGACCGCGAAGGGCGGCGCCTCTTGCACGAGATAGAGCTCTGGGAGGTCTCTCTCGTGACCTTTCCGATGCTTGCCGAGGCACGGGTCGGGCGCAAGGACGAAGAGCCTTGCGGCGACCCGCTGCACGAACTGGTCGCGGCCATCGAGGCCGTCCGCCAGGAGATGGGCGCGGGCTGACGCGGCCAGGGCATCCGCCGACCGGACAGCAACGAACCGGACAACCACGACAATCGAGGAACCGATGAGCACGACCGACAGACCGGACGGGCGCGGGCCCGGTGCGCCCGAGACCAAGGGGGCCGGCGCCCCCGACCTGCGCGCGGCGCTGACAGGCTTTCTGAGCGACTTCAGGTCGTTCCGGGCCGAAACGCTGAAGAAGATCGACACACAGGAAGAGCGACTGACCATGCTGGACCGAAAGACCGCGCCGCTGGGGCGCCCCGCCCTCGCCGCGCCCGAGCACGACGACCTCGCCGCGCCGCACGTGAAGGCTTTCGAGGCCTACCTGCGCTCGGGAGATGACGATGCGCTGCGTGGGCTCGACTACGAGGCGAAGGCCATGTCGACGGCGGTGGCCGGCGACGGCGGCTACCTCGTCGACCCGGTGACCTCCGAGACGATCCGCTCGGTGCTTGACAGCACCGCCTCGATCCGCGCCATCGCCAACGTGGTCAACGTCGAGGCGGGCGCCTATGACGTGCTGGTCGACCGTGGCACCCTCGAGACCGGGTGGGCTGACGAGACGGCGGCGCAGACCGAGACGGGCACGCCGACGATCGAGCGCATCTCGATCCCGCTGCACGAACTCTCGGCGATGCCCAAGGCCAGCCAGCGGCTGCTCGACGACAGCGCCTTCGACATCGACGCCTGGCTTGCCACGCGCATTGCCGAGAAGTTCGCCCGCGCCGAGGCGGCGGCCTTCATCGGCGGCAACGGCTCGGGGCGGCCGCGCGGCTTCCTCGACCACACCATCGCCGACAACGCGACCTGGGCCTGGGGCGAGATCGGCTACGTCCCCTCGGGGGCAGACGGCGATTTCGGCTCTGCCGACGCGCTCATCGACCTGGTGTATGCGCTCGGCGCCACCTACCGCGCCAATGCGGCCTTCGTGATGAACTCCAAGACGGCCGGTGCGGTGCGCCGGCTGAAGGACAATGACGGCCGGTTCCTGTGGGCCGACGGGCTCGGCGCGGGCGAGCCCGCGCGCCTGCTCGGCTACCCCGTTCTGATCGCCGAGGACATGCCCGAGATCGCGACGAACGCGCCGGCAATCGCCTTCGGCGATTTCCACGCGGGCTACACGGTGGCCGAGCGCCCCGACATCCGGGTGCTGCGCGACCCGTTCTCGGCGAAGCCGAACGTGCTGTTCTACGCGACCAAGCGCGTGGGCGGGGACGTGACGGACTTTGCCGCGATCAAGGTGCTGCGCTTCTCGGCGACCTGATCTCTCCGGGGCGCGGGGGCAGTTTCGCCTCCGCGCCCGACGACGATGCGAGCGGAGAGATGGGATGATGCTGACCGAAGTGACGGCGGTGCCCACGCAGGTGCTGCCGGTATTGCAGTTCCGTGACCATCTGCGACTGGGCACGGGATTTGCCGATGACGGGTTCGAGGATGCGCTCCTCGAGACGTATCTGCGCGCGGCCATCGCGGCCGTCGAGGCGTGGACCGGCAAGGCGCTGCTGGCGCGGGACTTCGCGCTGGAGGTGCAGGACTGGACGGGCCCGGAGGCGCAGACCTTTCCGGTGGCGCCCGTGAGCGCGGTCGGTTCGGTCGTTCTGGTGGCGGCTGACGGGGCGCCGGAGACGGTCGACCCGGCACGCTACAGGCTGGTCGAGGACACGCATGTGCCGGAACTCAGGGGCGCGGCGGGCTGCCTGCCGACGATCCCCTTCGGCGGGCGGGCGCGCCTGGCCTTCACCGCAGGGTTCGGCGCCGACTGGGGCCTGGTGCCGCAGGATCTCGCCCACGCGGTGCTGATGCTTGCGGCCTACTACTACGAGTATCGCCACGAGGCGCGGATCGGAGCCGAGCGCATTCCCTACGGCGTGTCGCGGCTGATCTCGTCGTGGCGCGTGGTACGGCTCGGCCGGGGGGTGGCGCGATGAGCGCGCTGCAGCCCGTGCTGAACCGCCGCCTCGTGCTTGAGGCGCGGCGGCGCCAGCCGGATGGCGCGGGCGGCCATGTCGAGACCTGGGAGGCTCTCGGCGTCCACTGGGCCGAGGTGAAACCGCGGCGGGGCCGGGCGCTGGCGAGCGATGCGCTGCCGAAGGCGGTCATCCCTGTCGATATCGTGGTGCGCGCGATGGCTGCTGGCAGGCCCGGCCGCCCGCAGGCTGACCAGCGTTTCCGCGAGGGAACGCGCATGTGGCGGATCGAGGCGGTGACCGAGGCCGATCAGGGGGCGAACTTTCTGGTGTGCGCGGCGCGGGAGGAGGAGGTCAGCCCATGAGCTATGGAGCGGCGGCCGCGCTTCAGGCGGCAATCTACCAGACTCTGGTGGCGGACCCGGTTGTGCAAGCGCTTGCGGGTGGGCGGATCTACGATGCCGCGCCTGTGGGCGCAGTGCCCGATCTCTACGTCATGCTCGGGCCGGAAGATGCCCGCGACCGGGGCGACTTCACCGGCCACGCGGCGCGTCACGACTTCACCGTGAGCGTGGTGGCCGACACGGGCGGCTTCCACCGCGCCAAGGAGATCGCGGCAGCGATCTCGGACGTGCTGGTGGATGCACGCCCGGCCCTCTCGCGCGGCCGGGTGGTGCGGATGGACTTCGTGCGGGCGGCGGCCCGCCGGGTGGGGCGGGCAGCGCGGCGACGCATCGACATGCGCTTCGCCGCGCTGGTGGCCGAGGACTGAGCCTCGGGCGCACGTTTCCCGAAACACGAACAGGAAGGAGGTGGGCCATGGGAGCTCAATCCGGCAAGGATCTGTTGATCAAGATCGAGGCCTCGGGCGGCGGCGCCTTCGAGACCCTGGCAGGCCTGCGCGCGACACGGCTCAGCCTCAACGCGCAGACGGTCGACGTGACCACGCTCGACAGCCCGGGCGGATGGCGCGAACTGCTCGTCGGCGCGGGCGTGCGGAGCGCCTCGCTCTCGGGGTCGGGTGTGTTCAAGGACGCGGCAAGCGACACGCGTGCGCGGGAGGTCTTCTTCGGGCAGCAGGCGCCGGTCTTCCAGGTGATCGTGCCGGACTTCGGGACGATCGAGGGGCCGTTCCAGATCGCTGCCATCGAGTATGCCGGCGATTACGACGGCGAGGCCACCTACGAGGTGAGCATGGCCTCGGCCGGCGCGATCAGCTTCACCGCGGCCTGAACCATGGCCAATCCTTGGGCAGGGGAAGTTGCGGTCGTCGTCGACGGCGAGCGGCGGGTGGCGAAGCTGACGCTGGGAGCGCTGGCCGAGCTCGAGGCGGAGCTCGCCTGCGGGAGCCTCGTCGAGGTGATCGACCGTTTCGAGCAGGGCCGCCACAGCGCACGCGACGTGCAGGCGGTGCTCGTGGCGGGACTGCGCGGCGGCGGCTGGGACGTGACGGCGGCACAGCTGATCTCGTCCGACATCGAGGGGGGGCCGCTCTCGGCGGGCGCGGTGGCGGCGGAGCTGCTGGTGCGCGCCTTCGCCCTGCCGGAGCAGTGACGGCATGGACTGGCCGGGGCTTATGCGGCTGGGGCTGGGCGAGCTGCGGCTGGCCCCGGCCGCCTTCTGGGCCTTGACGCCCGCGGAGCTCTTGATTCTGGCGAGGCGCGACGGGGGCACGGCGCCGATGGCGCGGGCGCATCTCGACGCGCTCGCGGCCCGCTATCCCGACGAGACAGGAGGACGACATGGCCGATGAGGCAGAGCGCGGCGACGCGCTCGAGACGGAACTCGAGCGGTTGGAGGATCGGCTGGGTGGCGCGGGCGCAATGGTCGAGCGCTTCGACGCCGAACTCGCGCGGATGACGTGGAGCATGAGCCGGGCCCAGGCGAGTGCGAGCACGCTGTCGAACTCGATCAGCCGCGGTCTCAGGCGGGCCTTCGACGGGCTCGTTTTCGACGGCAAGTCGGCTGCGGACGCGCTGCGCACGGTCTCTGTGTCGATCGCGAACGCGACCTATTCGGCGGCGCTGCGCCCGATCACGAAGCAGCTCGGCGGGCTGGTCGGGCAGGGGCTGGCGCAGATCGGTGCCGTGGGCTTCGCCGATGGCGGCGTTTTCGCCGGAGGTCGTGCGATACCGGGGGGCGGGGCACGCGTGCGCGCCTTCGCACGCGGCGGTGTCGTCTCTGGTCCGACCACCTTCCCGATGCGGGGGGGCACCGGGCTGATGGGCGAGGCGGGGCCCGAGGCAATCCTGCCGCTCGAGCGGGGGCCCGACGGGCGGCTCGGCGTGCAGGCCGGCGGCGGTGCGCGGCCCGTGCAGGTGGTGATGAACGTGAGCACGCCCGACGTCGAGGGCTTCCGTCGCTCGAGCGGGCAGATCGCCGCGCAGGTGGGCCGCGCGCTCGCCCGCGGCCAGCGGAACAGGTGAGGGGGGCAGCATGGCCTTTCACGAGGTACGGTTCCCGGCATCGCTGAGCTTCGGTTCGAGCGGCGGACCGGAGCGGCGAACCGAGATCGTCACGCTGAGCAACGGCTTCGAGGAGCGTAACACGCCGTGGGAGGCCTCGCGGCGGCGCTTCGATGCCGGCCTTGGCATGCGCTCGATGGATGACATCGACGCGCTCATCGCCTTCTTCGAGGCGCGGCGGGGGCCGCTGCACGGCTTTCGCTGGAAGGACTGGGGCGACTGGCGATCCTGCGCGCCGTCTGCCGAGGTTGCCGCGACGGATCAGTGGATCGGCGCGGGCGACGGGATGCGACAGTCCTTCGAGCTGCTCAAGACCTATGTCTCGGGACCGGAAAGCTGGACGCGCCGGATCGCCAAGCCCGTTTCGGGCACCGTGCGCGTGGCGATCGACGGGGTGGACCAGGTAGAGGGCATCGACTGGACGCTGGATGCCGCGACGGGTGTCGTGGCCTTCGTCGTGCCGCCGGGCCCGGGAACGGGGGTGACCGCCGGTTTCGAGTTCGACGTTCCGGTTCGGTTCGACACGGATCGGCTCGATATCTCGTATGCCGGCTTTGTCGCCGGCGAGGTGCCGACCGTGCCTGTCGTGGAGATCCGGACATGAGCGGGGGGCGCGAGGCACTGCTGGCCGAGCTGGGCACCGGCGCGACGCTGACCTGCCGTGCCTGGGCCCTTGAGCGGAAAGACGGTGCGCGGCTGGGTTTCACCGACCACGACCGGGATCTGGCGTTCGACGGCTGGGAGTTCCGTGCCGAGACCGGCATGAGCGCAGGTGCGTTGACGCAGACAACGGGTCTCGCGATCGACAACGTGGAAGCTGCGGGTGCGCTGTCTTCTTCGGCGATCGCGGAGGACGACATCGCGGCGGGACGATACGACGGGGCCGCTGTGACCTGCTGGCTGGTCGACTGGACCGACGTCGCGCGGCGTATGGTGCTCTTTCGCGGCACGCTGGGCGAGGTGACATGGGGCACCGGCGCCTTTCGCGCGGACCTGCGCGGGCTCACCGAAGAGCTGAATCAGCCCCGCGGGAATGTCTATCAGCGGATTTGTGGCGCGGTTCTGGGCGACAGGGGCTGCGGCGTCGACCTCGGCGATCCCGCCTTTTCGGCCGAGGTGGCCGTCGAGGATGTCGATGGCAGCCGCAAGTTCCGTTTCACTTCGCTGCAGGGCTTCGCGGACGGATGGTTCGCCCGCGGGCGGCTGCGCGTCCTGACAGGAGCGGCGGCGGGTCTCGTCGGTCAGGTGCGCGACGATTGGCTCGGAGCCTCCGACCGGACGCTCGAACTCTGGCAGGATTTGCGCGCGCCGGTCTCCGTGGGCGATATGGTGCGCGTAGAGGCCGGCTGCGACAAGGCACTGGAGACGTGCCGCAGCAAGTTTGGCAATGTCGTGAACTTTCGCGGCTTTCCCTACATCCCCGGCGACGACTGGGTGACGACCTATCCTCAGCGTTCGGGGCTGAACGATGGCGGCAGCTACCGGCCCCGAACGCGGGACCTGACATGAGCGGGGCCCGGGTGGTCGCCGCCGCGCGATGCTGGCTGGGCACTCCCTACCGGCACCAGGCCTCGCGACGCGGCGCAGGGTGCGATTGCCTCGGACTCGTGCGGGGCGTCTGGCGCGCGCTCTACGGATGCGAGCCGCAAGCCATCCCGCCCTACAGCCCGGACTGGGGTGAGCCGCAGGGCCGCGAGGTGCTGTGGGAGGCGGCACGGCGCCATCTGCGAATGCGGAGAGCGGACGAGCCGGGCGCGGCGGGCGACCTGCTGTTGTTCCGCATGCGGGCGCGCGGGGTGGCCAAGCACCTCGGCATCGCGGCGGAGGGGGCTGCCGGCCCGACCTTCATCCACGCCATGAGCGGGCGCGGGGTTGTTGAGAGCGCGCTCTCCGCCCCCTGGGCGCGGCGCGTCGTGGCGCGGTTCGTCTTTCCCGATACTGACACGGACACGCGAGGCTGAGGCATGGCGACGATCCTTCTTTCGGCGGCTGGCGCCGCGATCGGCGGGGCTGTGGGCGGCTCTGTGCTTGGCCTTTCCTCGGTCGTGATCGGGCGAGCCATTGGTGCGACGGTCGGCCGGGTCATCGACCAGCGGCTGATGGGGGCGGGCAGCGACGTCGTCGAGATCGGCAAGCTGTCGCGCTATCGGGTGACGGGAGCGAGCGAGGGCACGGCGATGGCCCGCACGTATGCCCGCACGCGCGTGGGCGGGCAGGTGATCTGGTCGACACGGTTCAAGGAGCGGGTTCGCAAGGAGGACGTCGGTGGCAAGGGCGGCGGTGGCGCCACGACCAAGACCTATTCCTACTCTGTCAGTCTCGCTGTCGCGCTGGGCGAGGGCCCGATCCTGCGGGTGGGCCGTGTCTGGGCCGACGGGATCGAGATCGGGCGCGACGAGCTCGACATGCGGGTTTACCCCGGTGACGAGGATCAGCTTCCCGATCCGCTGATCGAAGCAGTGGAAGGGGCAGGCAATGCGCCCGCCCATCGCGGCACGGCCTATGTGGTGATCGAGGGGCTGGAGCTCGGGCCGTTCGGCAACCGGGTGCCGCAGCTGTCGTTCGAGGTGGTCCGCCCGACCGACGAGCAGGTGGTGCCGGAAGACATGCGGAGCCTGTCCAGCATGATCCGCGGGGTGGCGCTGGTGCCCGGCTCGGGCGAATACGTGCTCGAGCCCGGTCGGGTCACGCGCACGCCCGAGCCGGGCAGGACGGAGGCGCTCAACCACAATGCGCCTGGGCTGGAGGCCGATTTCCGTGTGGCGATGCGCCAGCTCGAGGAGGAGTTGCCGCTCGCAGAATCGGTAACGATGGTCGTCTGCTGGTTCGGCGACGACCTGCGCTGCGGAGAGTGCAGGCTGCGCCCCAAGGTCGAGCAGACCGAGATCGATGCCGACAACCTGCCGTGGTTCGTGAGCGGCGTGGCGCGCGAGGACGCACAGGTCGTGCCGCTCGTCGATGGCCGGCCAATCTATGGCGGCACGCCCACGGACCAATCGGTGATCGCCGCCATCGCGGAGATGCGGGCAGCCGGCAAGCACGTGATCTTCTACCCGTTCATCCTGATGGACCAGATGGCGGGCAACACGTTGCCCGATCCGTGGAGCGGCGAGATCGGTCAGCCGAACCTGCCGTGGCGCGGGCGGATCACGACGTCGCTTGCCCCGGGCGTGCCGGGGACGCCGGACCGGACGGCGACGGCCGAGGCGGAGGTGGCGGACTTCTTCGGAACTGCGCAGCCGAACGATTTCGAGGAGGTCGAGGTCGCGCCGCCCGTGCCCGAGAGCAACGAGGGCGAGGGGCAAGACACGATGAGCCTCATGACGTCCGCCTCGCCGCCGCCTCCGCGGCCGGCCGTGGCCTATACGGGGCCGGAGGACTGGGGTTACCGGCGGTTCATCCTGCACTATGCCCATATCTGCAAGGCGGCGGGCGGCGTCGACGCCTTTTGCATCGGCTCGGAAATGCGCGCGCTCACGCAGATTCGCGGATCGAGCGACAGCTTTCCCGCCGTGGCCGCGATGCGGACGCTGGCGCAGGAGGTGCGCGACATCCTCGGACCCGACTGCAGGATCGGCTACGCCGCCGACTGGTCTGAGTATTTCGGCTACCAGCCGGCCGACGGGTCGGGCGACGTCTATTTCCACCTCGATCCGCTCTGGGGCGACCCCGCGGTCGATTTTGTCGGCATCGACAACTACATGCCGCTCTCCGACTGGCGTGAAGGGCTGGAGCATCTGGACGCGCAGGACGGCACGTCGGCCATCTACGACATCGCCTATCTCAGGCGCGGCGTCGCAGGCGGAGAGGGGTTCGACTGGTACTACCCCGACAAGGCGGCGCGCGATGCACAGAACCGGCTGCCGATCGAGGACGGTGCCCATGGAGAGCCCTGGATCTACCGCTACAAGGATCTGCGCAGTTGGTGGCAGAATGCCCATCACGAGCGGCGGGGCGGCGTGCGGCAGGCCGAGCCGACCGAATGGGTGCCGATGTCGAAGCCGATCTGGTTTACCGAGTTCGGCTGCGCAGCGGTCGACAAGGCGACGAACCAGCCCAACAAGTTCATCGACCCCAAGTCGTCGGAATCGCGGCTGCCCTGGTACTCGACGGGTCAGCGGGACGAGCTTATCCAACAGCAGTACCTCCGTGCCGTGATCTCCTACTGGGAGGACCCTTCGAACAACCCGGTCAGCCCGGTCTATGGCGGGCCGATGCTCGACATGGCGCGCGCGCATGTCTGGGCGTGGGACACGCGGCCCTTTCCCCAGTTTCCCAACCGGCTCGACCTGTGGTCGGACGGCGAGAATTATGCCCGCGGACACTGGCTGAACGGGCGGACCTCGCACGAGTCGCTGGCCGCCGTCATCTATGACATTTGCCACCGCTCGGGCTTGACGGGGGTCGACGTCGCCCACGTCCACGGTCTCGTGCGCGGCTACGAGGCGGACATGGGCGGGGGCGCTCGGGGTGCGCTGCAGCCGCTTCTGCTTGCCTATGGTGTCAACGCGGCCGAGCGCGAGGGCAACCTGCGCTATGCGATGCGAACGGGGCGGAGCACGACGGCGCTCTCGACGGGCGTTCTGGCCGTGCGCCCCGAGATCGACGGCGATCTCGAGATGTCGCGCGCGCCGGTAGCAGAGAGCCCGGGGCGAGTGCGGCTGGCCTTCGTGCGCGCAGGGGGCGATTTCGAGACGGCGGCGACCGAGGCGGCGTTTCCGGGCGAGGAAGCCAAGACGCCTGCAGCAAGCGAGGTGCCGCTGGTACTGGGCGAGGCAGAGGCGCAGGGCATGGCCGAGCGCTGGCTGGCCGAGGGGCGGGTGGCACGAGACGCGGCGCGCTTTGCGCTGCCGCCCTCGGCGCTCGGTCTCGGCGCGGGCGACGTCGTGACTCTCGAGGGTGCGAACTGGCGGATCGACCGCGTGGAGATGGGCGAGGGCCAGCTCGTCGAGGCCATGCGGGTCGAGCCGGGCTCTTACGAGACGGCGCCGGCCGAGGAGGCCCCCGCGCCCGCTCGGCCCTTCGTGGCGCCGGTGCCGGTGGCACCCTTGTTCCTCGACCTGCCGTTGATGACCGGTGCGGAGGTGCCGCACGCGCCGCATCTCGCCGTCGCGGCCGAGCCGTGGCCCGGCCCTGTTGCAGTGCTGAGCGCGGCGTCGGACGCGGGCTACGAGCTTGACCGGCTGGTGCGCACCTCGGCCACGCTGGGGCGGACGCTCGATGCGATGCCCGCTGCGCGATCGGGCCGGTGGGACAGGGGCGCGCCGGTGCGGGTGCGGATGGCGACCGGAGGCGTGCTCGCCTCGGTCGATGTTGCGCCCCTTCTGTCCGGTGCAAACCTCTTCGCCATCGGTTCCGGCAAGCCGTCGGGGTGGGAGCTGTTCCAGGCGGCGCACGCGGACCTTGTTGGCGACGACACATGGGCGCTCTCGCTGCGATTGCGCGGCCAGCTCGGAACTGAGGCCGACATGGCACCGGAGTGGCCGGCGGGCTCGCACGTCGTCGTCATCGATCCGACGCTCGTGCAGGTCGGCCTGGCGGCTTCGGCCCGCGGGCTAGAGCGGCACTTCCGGATCGGGCCGGCGGGGCTGCCGCTCGACGACCCCGCGATTTTGCACCTCGTCGCCGCCTTTCAGGGCGTGGGGCTGAGGCCTTACGCGCCGGTGCATCTGCGGGTCGCGGACCGCGGGAATGACGGGCTCGACCTCACTTGGGTCCGCCGGACGCGGATCGACGGCGACAGTTGGGTCGGAGAGGACGTGCCGCTGGGCGAGGAAGCGGAGCGCTACCGCGTCCGGGTGCTCGGCCCGGCAGACGCGATCCTGCGCGAGGTCGATGTGACAGCTCCGGCTTGGACGTGGAGTGCCGCAGCACGCGCGGCGGATACGGGCGCCACGGCGCTCGCGGTGGCGCAGGTCAGCCAGGCTTACGGTGCCGGCCCCTACAGAAGGATCGAACTCGATGGATGA